AGGCAAAAGATGTTGTTGTTACCTCATGGTATTTTTGTGTATAGATACCAGCTTCCGCTAGATCTTCTTCATCAAAATTGTCTTCTAAATATTCTGCATCTACTATTCTTGCTGTTCGTAACACCCAAGACCAGTTATCAGTAATAGCCTTAAGTATATCAGCCTTGCATTGACTCCTTAATCCCATCGCATAACCTATTTGACAGGCACCTGCTTTCTTGGCGCGCAGTAATAGTTCTTCCTTTATTTCTTCAAATGTTTTCTGTTCCATGATATTGTTTATTTTTCGTTATTTTGATATTTTGATAATTCCACGCCTCACGCATTCTTCGAGTAAATTCATATCCTCCTTTTTTATAAGAGCACCTGTATTACGATTCACGCTCACATAAGGCTCAAACCCAAGTCGTTTTGAATTAATTCCGTTTTATCTTTATGATATCAATCTTTCCTCAACACACCAACATAACATTTCATAAGATGCGTCTATTAATGAGTAGGATAAAAATTCTTGATAATAATCAAATTCGTCAGACATGGAATAACATATATGCCAACAATTGTCATTAAAATACATTGTAATCCAATAAGTATCCGTTCCTATTTTTATCTCTTTTGGCAACAATTCCAAAATGTCAAGCAAAGTAAATGCAGGGATACAATGTTCTTTTCTGAACGGTTCCTTGAAAGTTTTCCACTCTCGTAAAGATAATTGTGGTTGTTTTCCTTCTTCATAAGGATATAACATCCAAGTAATTGATGCATTACCTGTATTAACTCCAAGTTCTTGCAGGTGTTTCATTTTGTCAATAGACAGCACATTCTCCAAAATTTCCATCCGTTAAAATATTTTTAGTTTTATTTGATACGCTTGCAGTAATATATCTGTTAGTCGTTCTTATATCAGAATGACCAGCCATAGATTTTAGTTCTGCTTCTGGTATTCCCATATTAGCCCATCTTGTAATAGCTGTTCTACGTCCTGTATGTGTCTTGATGAACTGATATTTCGGCCCTTTCATAAGTACATTAGCCCGTCTTACAAATACCTGCTTGTTTATACCTGCTCTACACCCAAGGGTTGGTAGAACTTCGTTCATTGTTGTCTTTAACGAAGATTCTATATTGTATTTATCGAACGATCTAACCTCTTTTATCATTTCTATAATCTTGGAAGGTACAGGAACCTCAACGTTCTTACCTGTCTTTTTTGATATATACGAAATAACATTTCCCTCCATCATAGAATCTTTCAATCTGAAAATATCGGAATATCTCATGGCAGTATAGCATTGTATCAGAAACAATTTCTTTACAATTTTTTCCGTAACGTCAAATGGCTCAACATTCCAGAATAGTTCTATTTCTTCCTCCGTAAGAGATATATTTGAAGGAGATTTTACGTCTAGAGAGATAATATAATCATTGATATATTTACTCATCTCTTTTGATTCGGACAATATTCTTTTAAGCATTAAAAGATATGCCTTTTGAGATGATTCACTTATCTTTCTCTTTGACTTTATAACATTGATCATATCATCTATCATATCACGATTTACAGGCTTTTCAATAGATGGAACTTCCTTGAATGTAGGGATGGTATCATTAAAATCATACTCGTCATAAAGCTGATTGGTAAGATATGGCATTATATGTTTTGATAATGCTTCAAATCTTACCTTTCCGCTTCTTGTCTTTGTATTATTCAACTTTTCTATCAATACGCCTACGGTCATAATTGAAGGGCTATATTCGTTCTGAATTGTTTCAAGCCTGTTTCTTAAATCCTCAATCAGACTGTTCTGTGATTCTATAGTCTTGTTTAACCTATCTATTGTTTCAGCGAGAATCTGAATTGTTCTTTCTTTATCTTCCATGTCTTATATATTTTTATTGCAAAAATAATAAAACTGTATATTCGATAGGTTAAACAATAGTTAGCAACTCTTAAAAATGTTTACTACGCCCATTAATTTATAATCTCCCTCTTCGTTAATGATACATATAGGAGCATTATTATCAGGATTGGTATATGCCAATGTAACATAATCCCCAGGAAATACTTTCAATGCGTTAATCATCTTTTCAATGTTCAGATTGCAATCCAAACGCCCTTGACAATATCCTTCAATTCCGACATTTTCCGATATTTTATATCCTGCATCATTTGTGTATGTTATATCCATTTTATTATCTTCCTCCCTGCAAACAAAATGTGATATATTATACACATCTGACATTACCTTTATTCTTGAAAGGGAATCTATCAAGTCGTTAGTTCTTGCTTTTATAAAGTAATTAAAGTTTGATTTTATATTATTTACCAATGGCAAGTAGTTTACAAACTTAACCTCCATCAGAGTACAATTAAAGACAGACCCGAAATCCCCATAAGATATAGACATCACCCTTTCATCATCAGATACAGAAACGGTTACATTTTCTTCTGACAACATTTCAAGAAAGGATAACGCTTCCTTTACTGATGTAGGCATTACATTTATGCACAAATCCTTGGATATGTCTTGCTGACATTCTACAACATCTCTGACAAATACAATCTTATCGGACGAACATATATCAATGCAATTATTGGAACAAATAAAATTTATTCCAACCCCACTAAGACTATTAACAACGTCACTGGTATCATTAAATCCTATATTTCTTTTTAATGCTCTATATAGATCATTCCTGTTCACATTAACCCTTACTCCAGTTCCACGCTTCCCTATCTTTATATCAGGATAAGATTCTACATCTTCCGCAAAGAAAGATGCTTCACTTCCATTGTAAGAAAATATAACTTCTTCATCATATATCTTTACAGAAACAATGGAATCCCTTACTGTTTTGAGTAACTTTACAAGTCTTATCCCATCTACTGCAAACTCCTGCCCGTCATTGCAATCTGAATCAATAACGGGAATAATCAAACGCATCTCATTGAGGTTGTTGTATGAAGTAACCTCTATCGCATTCTCTGATGCTATATATTTAAAACGAAAACATTTAAGTATCGTCAAACCTGTATCGGAAAGACAGGCTTTGGCTGAGTTTAACGTTGAAAATAAAACCTTTCTATCAAAAATTATCTTATTCATGCCAATATTTTTATTATTTTTTCAAAACTTACTTTTGTAGTGCTGTTACGTAAACAGTAATCCTTAACCTGCAATGTATTCGACATTATAGGCTGACCACGCTCAATAGCGTCAAGTATATTCCACAACATTTCCTTAGACCATACGAAATATCCTCTAAAGAAATATGTAGCCATCACATCAGCCTGTTCTATTATATGATTACGGTCATGGTTACTGTCAGGCATTTTAAGTTCTATGCCATATATCTTACCGTCATGTATATAAGCAAGGTCCGGCATACTTTTCTTTGCTCCTAGAGCACGAAATTCAGCCGACTTGTTACCACTTACAGCAGGATGGAGAAGTTCGGAAAAGAACGCTACAAGCAATCCCCTGCATCCTTTACCTTCCTTCTCGTTCCTATAACTAACTACTATATCTTTCTGCATTTTCTTTTCTTCCGCAGACCGTTTTTCCTCAGCCATAATAAAAAAAATTGTATTTGGCAAAGGTATCACGAAATGGGATATATGAGAAAAATAAAAGGTTAAAGTTTGTTATCAACCATCTCAAATCCTTCACACATGTCATGTCCGCTGTTTCTTATCTTCATGGCAACGTGTTTTTCAAACCAAGGAATATAACATACGTATCCAACAAACAAACCATCTACAATAACCGTGTATCTATGCTTGCAGCGACAGCAGCAATACTCTCCGTTTCTGCAAGGCTTTGTGTTGCTATTTTGCAAGATCATCCAAAGAAATGTTTTCTGACAAGAAATCGTCCGTGCATTGTTTTACCACATCATCGAACCGCAAATCGCAATACTCGTCAATCCAGTCACCGATGAAGTATAGTTTGTTGCTTCCTGCAATAACACCAAACAGAATAGGGTCTTTTCTTTTTTCCACCTCCTCTTTTTTCTTGTCAGACGGTAAATCTGTTCCGTTATTATCAAAGTCATAGTGAAGAATAACATAGTTGTCGAATATTTCATATTTGTCTATATCCGTCTTTTTCCTAATTATGTCAAATGGTATGATTCTAGTATAGTCAGAAATATAATCAAGGCATAGATTTTTCGGACATCCTTTTGCAAACTTCATAAGATTTTCCTCTGATATAGCCTTGTATAATCCTTTGCTGAACAATATGCTTTCGTATTTGCATATCACCATGTTTCGGAACAGTTTTTCTTTCAAGGCATATTGACCTGATCTTTCAGCATAACCTAGCATCAGTATATAATCTTTTATCCTATCCCTGTATTGCTTCATTTCGTTTTCTGCCTGTATCTTCACCTCAGAAAAGAAATGTATTACGTCAAACTTGGATCTTCTGTATTCGTCTATATAATCCTTAATCTTTTTAAACCATGAGTTTTCCTTATGTTTTCTATCAAGAAGGAAGGGTCTTACTTGCTTGTGCTCCTGGTTTGTTTTTACAGAATCAAGCATTGTCGGTGAAACGGTAAGATTAAATTCCGCCACTCCTTCCTTATCATTGCTTTCCATGTACTGTTTAAGAAAATCATAAGACATTACACTTGGATTAGGATCTTTCTGCTCTATAATGGAGTATTTAGGCAGATTAAAGTCAAGCCTTATCGTTTCGTGAAACAAGGCAATTTTACCATCGTTATTAAGTAAATTTTTTCCCATGATTAAATGTTTAAATATTGTTTTATTTCTTTTTCTAACTTGTCCAATGTACTGTTTACCAATCCATCCCGCTCTTTCCCGTATAGAGGTATATCTCTTTTTATTGTAGAATGAAAACTAATTTGATTACCTAAAGGAAGATCAAAATATACGATAAAAGAAACTCTTTTATTTTTATCCTCTGAACGACCAAAAGGTAGTTGTATATTTTTGTATAATTCGATAAGTTTATCAATCAAATCTTCTTTCTTTGCATACATCTTTTCCGAGTAAGGAAACGGAGCACCTTTAGCCTTTATATTATAATCTTGTAATTCCAATGCAACACGATAAATTTTAGCTGTAAAATTTCCTTGTTTTATCTTTTTATTAAGCATTAATTTCACCTTTCTTGTACCTATGCCACACATATTTTCACGTTTCAATTTTAGCATGTCTGTCAATTTCCTGTTTTTCTCCAAGGCTTGTTTCTTTGCTTCCCTTTGTCTTTTACAATCTTCTATTACAGATACACAATCTTCTTTTATTCCGAAAACATCCATTTCGCCAAAACAAAATGTTTCGATATCTAATATTGTATTCTTTTCCATTCCAAGAAAGTCTACAAGCCTTTTATCTATGCCAAAAATATTCGTGTAATGTCTAAGATGTGACACACAAATAATATATTCAGGATTATGGGAACATTCAATCTCATCAAACACTTCCCAAGGATTAATGTTATTTTTCATAACGCAAAAGTAGATATATTTATTTCACAAAAATATTTTGCAAATGTAAATAATGTTATTTTTTGTTTCTCTGAATATACCCCCATATAAATTTGCTAGAATATCCGCATTCTTTCATGGCTTTACGAAAATCAGATTCCGTATTTCTGATATACAACTGCCGGATCGCCCAGTAAACATTATATCCTTTAAGTTCCGCATATTGGAAAAATTGCGTAGGTGTCATTTGATCGAACTTTAAATCTCCTACCAGTTCTTGCAGTTCCGCCATCCTTATTTCCTTTTCGGTAGGATATACATATCCGCAGAAAGGGCATTCCGAAGCGGTTATGGCAATATATTTACCACACTGTTTACATTCCTTTACTCCCTGTATCCCTTCACATTTCCCCTTGTTATGCCATAAAGCCCATTTACGTTCTTTCTCAAACTTGCCTAGCCGTGATATGTTACCACCGAAGTCTAGGAGAAATGCTTCTGTCTTATTTGGGTGAAGCCGTATAGCCCTGCCAGTTGCCTGGATATAAAACTGAACGGATTGTGTAGCACGGTTTAATATGCAAACCTCTATACTTGTTTCATCGTATCCCGTAGATAAGATACCACTGTTGCATATAACGGTGAATTTATCGTCATGGAAATCCTTGATAAGCTGTTCCCTGTTTCCTGTAAGATGCTTGTATCTTTCATATAATGCTAACTCATCCGGCTTATTCTTATCTATACCTGATATGAGGAATTTTGCGGGAATGCCAGCTTCATTAAATTCAGCGCACATCCTTATCGCATTTGCCTGTGTGGCATCAAAACAGATTGCTTTTTTCATCGGGCAGATACGCATATAGTTTTCAATCACCCCCTTGTACTGTACAGACTTGTTGAACACCGCACCCATCTGCCTGCTATCGAAATCACCTGTGCGATAATCGGTATTAACCTTAGACAAGTCGGGCGCATCAACCGTAAACGTTCTCAACTTGGTTATGTTTCCCCGGTCCATCATATCCTGTATCTGGGCGGTTTCTACAATCTCTTCATAGTTCATGCCAAGCTGCCTTTGGTTTCCACTTCTCATCGGGGTTCCTGTAAGACCTACTACATACTTATCATCAAGCAAACCAGATTCAAAGAGAAAGTCCGCATCAGAGGTGTGCCCTTCGTCTATTAGGCAGAGAGATACACTCTTAACCCATTCAACCCATTCGGGCTTTTCTAGCCTTCTACGGAGAGTTTGAGCCATTGCGGATACTACTAGACCTTTGGGTATGTTCCTGTGCTTAGGAGAGATATATTCAGCCTGTATGCCAACTCTTTCCAACGTTCCCCCTGTCTGTGTCATAAGTTCAGATCTGTGGGATACGATAAGCACCTTATTCCCCTTTTCTACAGCACCTTTAGCCATAAAACTCATTATGACCGTTTTGCCGTAACTTACACAGGCAGAGAATATGACGTGCTTATGATTAGTCAGGGCATTTCTCAGACGGGTTATCCCCACCTCCTGGTAATCCCTTAGCTTGATTTCGTTTGTACTCATCTTCTTGTATGATTCTTTCAAGTTCTTTTTTTAATGCAACCACAAAAGCCATGCACTCTTCTCCTTCAAACTGCTTGACAAACTGCCTGGCGGCATCTTCGTAATCAGGAACACATTCTTTTTTGAAGTATTCCTCATTGTCTTGAAGAACCATCCAATCCTCGAAGTGGTGGTTTGGTTTTTTCTTAAATATATGCAGCAAAATGGCAGTGTCACTATTTAGTTTGATTAGCTTCCTGTCGTAGTTTTCAAATTCGTCAACGTAATCCGTATTCATCTTCGTAAAACAATTTAAAGTTTCTCCATCTATGCCCGTTTTTCCCCTTACAAAAAGAACTGCATGAGCGTTGTGGCATACCTAATTTCCTCTCACAGTCACAACAGGCTTCAAAGCATAGAAATCTGTTCGTACCTTCCTCTATCGCAATGACAGCCCTTGTATTGTTTCTATGACCGAGATAAGAACCGTTTTCCTTTCGTTTATTTATGAGTTCCTTCATAAGAACTCTTTTCTTTTCACGTTCCTCATCCGACACTTCCCTTCCTTTCTTGAATCCATAATTATGACCTTTGACGAACCTTCCTTTTTCGTCACGGTAAGATATTGGATAATCTATCCATAATTCGCTAATTGCTGGCATTGAAATCTAACTTTAGTTTTACAATTTCATCACTCATTGCATGTACTCTTTTCAGCCATGCCATTTTCCATGCTTCTTTTCCTATACCATATATACGATATATATCATCTCCTGCATCATCAAATTTGATAGGAGTGCAGCTTATTGACTTACATTTCGTTCCGTCCATAAGTTCAACGTCACCTACACCCCCATTGAGCATGATAAAGTTGATATTGTTTTCTATGGCAAGATAGGGGATGATTATTTCATCCCCACGATTAGGTTTGTTGTGCTTGATTAATGTAGTCATTTACTTTACTTATTGGGTATTTTTTTGCATCACGTTCGTTGAATGAAAGATAAGCTAGAGCCATTTGTAACTTATCCTCCATCCTGTCTATATCATCTTTATAATCGCTTCTGTCAAGTTCCCAATACAAAAGCCTTGACGGATCGTTAACTGGGCGTAAATCAAACGGATCATCATCAGATTTACCGTCATATACGATATAATACATTTTATCCACATCGGGATGGGAAAGGAAATGCGACATTAGCTGCCAATAGTATTCCTCTATAGCCTGTTCCTTTGTGGCTTCTCTCAAATATTCAATCTTACTTTCAGAAGTAAAGCATTTCACTTCTGCTATATAAGATAATTTACCATTGACATCAAATCCATATCCATCGGGAGAATCTCCATATCCATCATAGATATTATCGACAAAAACAATTTCGTCAAAATCATCCGCACAGGACATTAGTCTAGAGAACGTGTTATGGTTAAAACACTCGATAGCGTCTTTTTCATGATCCTTTCCCCACTCCATATCAGAAGTGGATATATGTCGGCATGGTTTGTTTAACCTTCTCTCCCTTGCAACCTGATAAAGATAAGAGATAGCTGTATCTCCGAAAGGAACATCAACTGTCTTTCTCTTTACACCCTGTTTTTTTGCAACCTCTAGTTCGGAAGGTGTCATTTCCCTTCTCCCGGAAACCATAAGTTTTCCAATGGCGGAAGAGGTGATTTTACCACACCTCTTCATAAGCCATAGTTTTTCTTTTTCTTCTGCTTCCATTATTTCTTAGTCGCTTCGTTAAACAATTTCATAGCTTCAGCGTCCACATCATAGCTTGCCGTGATGTATCCAATGTCGCATTTTCCACTTTTCAACGCTTCCAATGCAGCCTTGAATTTATCAGAGTTGACTGTCATTTTCTCTTTCTGTGGTGGTGGTGGAACATCACGCCCTATACGTAATCCGTAAACCTTTCCTCCATCGCTTGGGTCACGTGTCAGTTCCTTGCACAATATGACACGAAAATCACGGATGGTTTCAGGATAATCAGTTTGTGCCAGCTTTGTAAGGCGTTTGCGGTTCGTACTGTTCAATAGCATAGGTTTAGGAACAAGGTCTGCTTCTTTAAAGTAAGCAATCCATGATGGTTTCTTACTACCTTGTACCTTTGCATTCTCATCCCATACGATATGGGATATTGTAGCAATAATAGACTGACCGTTAGGGAGTATTTCTACTCCCACATAATCAGATTGACTTCCAGTTCTCCAATGATGGAAAACCTGGTTTTGTTGTTCGTTTGACATATATATACAATTTAACTAGGTAAAACTACAGTTGAATTTCCCGTTTTGTCTACAATGACGCTCTTTCCGCCTATGACAGCTTCCGTCTTGTGTCCACTTGGGTATTCCGATAAGCAGGAATCATTTTCCGCTTCATACGGATATACATCCATGATGGCGGTTTCGGCTATGGATGAAATCACATAGTCTGCCATTGTGCCTTTCATTCCTTCGTCAAGTTTCTTTACAGCATCTCTCAAATCTGCTGCCTGAACAAGCATATAGCATGATGTCTTTTTCTCCGCTCCGCTTTTTTCGTCCAGAGTAATGAAGAACAGCTTACACTTAAACCAGCGGTCGGCTGCATCTTCCTCAGAGGGGAACAGTTCGCTGTAGTTGGATCGTTTAATGTCCGAAACAGTGAACTCGCCACTGATAAACGGTGTCATTTCCGATATAATACGTGCTTCCGCCTCAGTAAAGCTAAGCGCATCAACCAGGTATTGCTCACTTACTTTCTTAATCATCCCATTTTCTGCTACTTTTTCGTAGCGAATTTTACACTCAAAAAATGTTTTCATGTCTATTATTATTAACAAATTAACTTAATCAAAATTGAAATTATCCTCACCACTTGGTTCTTCGTCTGGCATATCATTACCGAAATCCATCGGAATGAACCAGTCTGAAATATAGTCTTGCATGATTTAATCCTCCTTTTGGCTACTTAGCCATTCTTTATAATCTTTCTCGTAATATTGGGGTATTATACCTTTCCTCATAAAGTCTATGTATTCTTGTACAGTACAATCATCCCAATCAACTCCGTTATCTGGTATATCTTCCGTTTCTGATGTACAAAGAGTGTATTCAAATGGATTATACCCACTGTTAAGCCCATATTCTTCAACTATCTTGATTACATTTTCATCAGTGGTTATTTGTTTGATTTCACTTTCAGCCACACACCCGGATATTTCAGAGTGCTTGCCAAGTACTTCACCGAAGTAAACACTGATTTTGTTATTCACTAAGTATTCGACATCTTCTGTGTCTGCAATAAATACTCCTTCAAGATTGCCCATTCTTCCGCAATCGAAGTCCATTTTAAATAATGCTTTCATAAATTTACTCCTGTTCTTGTTTGAAATATTCGTACTTTATCTCTCCATTTACGATCATGTCCATGATTTCTTCATCGGAAGATGTGGCTATCTTCATCATAAACTCATCTTTCTTCACCTTTTCAATATCTTCATTTTCAGTATTTCCCACCTTTTCCAACTTTTCCATCTTTTCTGCCTTTTCAGACATATAAGACACAGCATCTTTAGCTATTTTCAAGGCATAATCTGAATCGTATAAAGACATCATGGATTGAATGTATATTCCGTTAATCCTGTCAAATATTTCCTGTTGGGAAAGGCTTAGAAACTTTGCCGTATTCGCTCCCATCATCACCTTTATCTGCCAAGATGTTTTTATATTCACTACGTGAAGCCATCCCTCTTTGATAGGGCTTTTAACTATATAAAAGTCACCTACAATATATCCTTCGTCTATATCTTTCTTTTTCATAACTTGTATTTTTCCAAAGCAAGAATAATTTTATGATCTTCAAAGGCTGATTTTATTGTATCGTCAATCATTTTGTTGTGCGTTTTAGAATCTATGTCCAATTCTGAAACATTGTATCCATTGTCAATCTTGTTCTGAATACTGAAATAATAATTTCTTATTGTAAGAACGTTTTTATGTATTTCCTCTCGTGTCATTTTCGCGGCAAAAATTTATTTTTAACAAATGATAAAAGCATCACGGATATTTCATCGGCATATCTTGCAAAATCATCTTGATATTTCTCGTCAACATTGTTATCCATCCATAGGATTTGATTTTTTGCCATAGTACCTACCTTTTCAAGCGTTTCAAACATCTGTAGGCTAGAACCGGGGAGTGTTTTCTTTAGCATTTCATTCAACTCTATGGAAGAAGAATGGATAATATCAGCACAAAAAGCAATGGCGTTGACATACATCATCCAATCCATTTTCTCATCATCAGACATCTTCTTGATAATATCCATGCCCCTTACATATTTACCGTCAGGATAAGCCTTGATATATGCTTCCTGAAACTCCTTTATCTTGGCTGTTACACGAGAGCATTCAACCATACGGCCTTTCTTGATAAGATCGTTCTGCTGCTTGCGCAACTCCTTCATCTTTTCCTCTCTCTCACACTCCTGTATTAACAAATGTCTTTCCATCTTCTATTATTTTTATAAGTTCTTTAAACTGGTCCGCAATTATCTCTAGTTTTCCCTGTATCTTCTGATTCATATTCCCGTCCTTGTAGGAACTCTGAAATCCTTCATAACGTGAATCAATGCTGGAATAGCAGAATGAATCAGACGTGATGTTTACCATCGTATTGTCACCGTCTATGAACGGTTCAGGTATGTCTACTTTTATCATCATAGCAATCCGAAATAACTGTCTAGTTTATCAATCGTTTTATCTCCATCAGATAGGACATACTCAATTACTTCACGTCCTGAAAGTGTTACTCTCAGTTTGTCCACAGGCTGAACATTGGCTATACCTTTAGAGTAATTGTTATAATGAACAATCTCCCATCCTTTTATGGATGATAGCATTCTCCGTTTGCCACACAAATTTATAGCTTTTGGAGTAAATTCCTTCTCTTTCTTATCCATAATCAATCGTTTTTAAACTTTTTAAACATCTCATCTCCCAACACTCCGCTAATGAACATGGTAAGTTCTACTTCCCATTCATCTTCCTTGCCCTTCACGAACGGATAAGTAAGCTGATGCCATTCATGGTAATCAAACAGCTTCATGCGAAGCGGATAATAATCAAACATTTTCTTGTTTCCATAAAACACACGGATATGATTTTTCTTAATCTCCGTGTAAGACAAACCGTAGTAATCCAGTATCTGGTAGAATTTGTCCATGGGGGTAAAATTACATTTCATAAATTTACTTGCGTTCGTT